CGCTCATTAAGAGTAGGCGTTTCTCCTGATGTTGCACAAGCATATAACTTTTGGTTAATTTCTAAAGGAATTTCTAACGGTTTAGGAGGCGATGCAAACACTAACTTAATTTTCGGTAAATATAGAATCGAAGAAATCAACGGCTTACCTGCAAACACAATCGTAATTGCTGAGCCTAAAAACTTGATTTTTGCAACAGGTTTAGTAGCTGACCATAACGAAGTGAAATTAGTAGATGAGGATGAAATCGGTTTGTTAACAGGTTTAGTGCGTGGAACTATGGTTTATAACGCAGGTGTAGGCTATTACAACGGCGAAGAAATTGTTTGGGCAAGACCGATAGCGTAATTAATAACATAACCCCTTATTAAATTAAGGGGTTTTTAAAACCAAATAATTATGGCTTGTAATATAACAACAGGAAGAGCGAAGGCTTGTAAAGAATTTGTAGGGGGTGTACAGTCTTTATTTCTTTTTAACTTTGTAGAAAATGCTTTTACAATAACGGCAGGAGAGGCTACGGCTATTAATCCATTATTAACAGAAGTGTTTGAATATAAAGTAGAAGGAGATGGGCAAACGTTGGTTGAAAATATGGTAAGTGACCGTAATACGGGTACTACTGTAAATACTCAAACGATTACCGCAATGCTTAAAGGTATTGACGCTGATACTTCGGCAGAATTGAATTTAGTTGCTAAAGGTTATCCTATGGCAGTTGTAAAAGACCGTAATGGTGTATATCATGCAGTAGGTTTAGATGATGGAATTGATTTTACAATTGACCAAGCAACAGGAGGAGCAAAAACAGACATGAACGGATATACCTTAACAGGTGTATCTACAACAGGTTCGTTAAGTCCTAAATTGGACTCAGCGACAATAACCGCATTTTTGGCTTTGGTAGATTAATAATAAAGTTTTGTTTTGTTTAATAACCCCGTATTAATTTACGGGGTTTTTAGTTTAAATTCTTTCCATGTAGTTCAAAGTAATAGGCAAACCCGTTAATAAACTTTCGTTTATAAATACTGATTTGTTATTATTTGTTTTATCGTGCCAAACTTCAACCGCATACTTATCTACAAAAACACAAGTAAAATCTTTTACCATTACGCTTTTACCTAAAATATAGTTCATTGTATAACCACGTTTTTTTAAATAATCTTCAATAAGTTTTTCATTTATTCCTTTGTTTGTTTCTACTGAACATTTACTTTTTGCTTGTATGTAAAGCATTTCAACGTATTCGTTAAAATCAAACATTGCTTTATTATAAAGCGTTCCGATGTAAGTATCTAAGTTCATAATTAAATATTTTATTCAAAAGTAAACATTTTTTCTTATGTATAACAAAAAACGAGTAAAAACGTTTTAATAATATGAAAGTTGTTAATCCTGATAATACATCGCATTCCTTTTTATTCGTGCCTCGTTATTACGATTTTAACGAATTGGAATTAGTACTTACAAACCCAGCAACGGGTGTAACTACTGAGGTTGCAAACACAAACGTAACACATGACGGGTTTACAAATATATCTTTCGACTTTACATTTGCCAATAACGACAAATATGAAGTAGTTATTAAAGAGGAGGATGAAATTGTTTACAGAGGTAAACTAATAGCAACAGACCAAGCAACACAATCATACAAATTAACAGCAGGATTCTATCGATATGAGTGATATAAGATTAATACAACTAAACAACTACATAAGACCAAAAATTGAGGAAAACAAATCTAAAGATTGGGTTTTAAATGGTCGTAATAATTCCTTTTATCAAGATATTATTGATAGAAGAAAAGGCAGTCCTACAAATGCAAGTATCTTACAAGCTTATACTAACCTAACTTACGGTCAAGGTATCAAAGCAAGAAATGCAAGTACAAATACTACCGATTGGGTTAAATTTGTTTCTTTACTTTCAAAAAAAGACCTTAGAAATATAGTTGACGACTTTTGTACATTTGGCGAGTGTGCTATGCAAATAGTTAAGACTAAAGACCGCAAAGATATAGCGGGTATTTATCATTTACCTATTAATAAGATTGCACCGAGAATAGCGAATGAAGATGATGAGATTGAGGGTTATTGGTATTGCAAAGACTGGAGTAAAACAAGTAAATATATTCCTATTCTTTACCCTACATTTGGAACTAGTAAAGATGAGATTGAAATCTATGTAATAAAACCTTACCAAGCGGGTAATGATTATTTTAGCGACCCTGATTATATTGCGGGGTTACCTTATGCCGAAATGGAGGAGGAAATAGCAAACTATTATATTTCACACATTCGCAATGGGTTGTCTTTTGGGTATATTATAAATATTCCCGATGGTAACTCAATGACCCCCGAAGATAAGGATATTTTAGAACGTAAAATAAAAGATAAATTAACGGGGTCAAGTAATGCGGGTAAATTTGTACTAAGTTTTAACGGTAGGGATGCAGAAATAACAGTTACACCGATAACCGTTAACGATGCTCACAAACAATGGCAGTATTTAACCCAAGAAGCAAGGCAACAATTGTTAACGGCTCACATGGTTACAAGTCCTATGCTATTTGGTATTAAAGATAACACAGGTTTTGGTAATAATGCCGACGAATTAGACACCGCAGAGGCACAATTAGTAAAAAGAGTAATACAACCTAAACAAAACTATATTTTAGATGCTTTAGATGATATTACGAACTTTTACGGAATGAATTTAGACCTTTACTTCAAACCTTTAACAGAATTACCACAAGCGACTACTCAATTAAGTACTCACGTTTGTTGTAGTGAAAAAAAAAAGACTGATTTAGACGATTTATTAGATAAAGGCGAGGTTATCGACTTAGAAGAGTACGATTTAGTACATGAGATTGAAGTTGACTATGAAGAGGAGGAGAAATTTAGTTTAGCGAGTACGGGGGTGGCGAATCCTAACGCAAAAAGCGAACAAGATAACAAAGACATTATAATTAGATACCGTTACACGGGTTCGAGTAGTCCTGAGCGTGAATTTTGTCAAAAAATGATGTCAGCGGGTAAGGTTTACCGAAAAGAAGATATAATTGCAATGGAAAACAGAGCAGTTAATCCTGGATGGGGTGCAAATGGGGCAAATACATACTCGATATGGCTTTATAAAGGCGGTGCAAACTGTTATCATCAATGGTTTAGGCTAATTTACGTTAAAAAAGGAGTTAAAATCGATGTAAATAGTCCTTTATCCGAGCAAATAAGCACAAGCGAGGCACGTAGACGAGGTTATAAAGTGCCTGTTAACGATACTTTAGTATCAATTAAACCAATTAATATGCCTAATCAAGGCTTTTTACCGAAATAAAATGGCTGAATTACTATTTATAAGACCCGAAGAAATCACCGCAACCACCGTTTTAGGTGGGAATGTTGATATAGATAAGTATGTTTTTTGTATTGCTAACGTACAAGTAACAGTAATTGAGCCTCTTTTGGGGTCAATTTTGTACGATAAGATATTACAAGACTTTGAAGATGAAACTTTAACGGGTGATTATTTGATATTATTTAATGAATTTGTAAAACCAATAACGAAAAATAGTGCTATTGCTGAATTTATAACGATTGCAAGTTATATGCTAACCAACGGAGGGTTGTATAAACACGCTCCCGAGAATAGCGAAGTAGTTGACCAACGAGAAGCACAATTTTTAGCTAAAAAATATAGTGATTTTGCTCAAAGTTATATTTCAAGGTTTAATAAATGGATTTGTAAAAATATGTTACCAGAATATAAAACTTGTCAGGATGAAGTAAATGCAGTTAAAGATTTAAGTGTTACGGCAGGATGGAAATTAGATGATAATTTACATAGAAAACCATGGTACTTAGAATAACACAAGGTTTTGATAAAAGGTGCAAAGATAATTTAGGAGGTGTACGAAAATTATACTTATTTCCATTTGTAAAGTATTTAAGAAGTCAGATAACTACAATTGGAGAGGAATTAACAAGTTTTCCTACTACTACAATCTTTGAATTTGAAACGAATGTTATTAGTTTTAACGAACCGATGCAAGAGAATGAAGGAGGTAAATTTTACAATCAAAATTTAGAATTTAGTTTAATAGGCACTGATGATTTTTTTGAATTACAAAAGTTAGTTAAAAAAGATTATAGAATTATCATTCAAGACAGAAACGGGAACTATAAGATTTTAGGACTTTACAACGGTTTAGAATGTACGAACTTTAGTTATAATACAGGAGGCGGTAAAAGTGAATTAAACGGCTTTAATTTTAGTTTTGAAGGGCAAGAGATTAGAAGTAGTTTGTTTATTAAAAACTTAGAAGATGCAGGGTTTATAATTGATAGTTTAGTACCTGAGTATTTATTACAAGAAAACGGAGATTTTATTTTACAAGAAAACGGATTTAAAATATTATTGGAATAATGGCAGATAAAAAAATAAGTGAATTAACGGGGGCAGGAACTTTAACAGGCACAGAAGAAGTGCCTATTGTTAAAAGCGGAGTTACTGTTAAAACAACTACTCAGGATATAGCAAATTTGAGCGGTGACGGCTCTGCTTGGATTGTTATTTCTGCAAATAAAATAGCAGTAAATGATGAGCAATATTCAAACGTAGCAAACGCAACTTACACAGACCCTTCACCAGTTGAAGGGAAAGGATATGTTGTAAAAGTAGTAAACGGAACTGCTACTATTGGAGGTGTTGGATATACTGAAGGTAAAATAGTAACTCGAACTTATCATAGTGGTAGTTGGAGAAGCAAATCTTATGTTGATGAAACAATAATTGGTAGTGCTACACAAACTGCTTTGGATAATATAAATTTCGATATTGAATCTGTTTTAGAAAATGAGATTTTAGAAAGTGGATTAGTTTGGCAAGTTCCTAATATGGAT